TGCTGCACGCCGAGCCATCGCTGGGCGGTGGCGCGCTGCAGCCGCAGCTTGCCCTCGGGGCTGTAGTTGCGGGTCGCCTTGGGGCGGCCGCGGCTGGCGGCCTCGGCGCGCACGGTCAGGGCAACGTCCGATGGGTCTGCTAGGGGTGGCAGCGCGCCGTCCACGTGGGCGGGGCCGCCCTTCCGGATCGTGCGCGCCAGCTGTCGTAGCTTGGTCGCCACTCGGTCGGCGGTCTCGGTGTCACTCCAGGCGCCGATCCACTCCACGTGCGGCGGCAGGTACGCCAGCAGCGCGTAGTAGGTGTCGCCCACCAGCGCGTCGCGGGCGGCCCGCGGGTTGATCGGCGCAGCCGTGCGCTGGAGCGCGTCCAGCACGTTCAGGCCCGGCTCGGCCTCGACCAGCATCGCGGCCGCCTCTAGGTTCAGCGCCACGTCGGTCTGTGCAGCGGTGATCACAGACACCTCCTCGCAGGAGTGATCACGAGCGTGTGACGCTAGCACACGTACCCGCCGCTACAGCGTGATGCCGATCGCCCGCAGCCGATCGTCCAGGGCGGTGTCCCGCTCGGGCACCAGCCAGTCCGGGTCAGGCTGCCCGCCGCCCTGCGAGCGGCGGCCGGTCACGAGCGCGCCCTGGTAGGCGGGGCTGCGGGTCAGCGACACCTCCTCCAGGTGGCACCGCTCGCGGATGATCGCGCCGTCCGCGCTGCGGCGGTTGCGGCGCCCGAGATCGCGGAACCCGACCGACACGCCGGCCAGCATGCCCTCGTCCACCAGCTGCAGCGCGTGGTCGCCGAACGGCCCGCCCAGCACCCGCACCGACCCCTCCAGGCCGTCGTCGGTCTCGGTGAACGCCAGCCCGCGGCCGATCCAGTCGGCCAGGCCCTGGCCGTGGTGGTAGCGCAGCTCCACCCGGCCCGGCGCGCGAGCTGCGCGGCTGAACGCACCGCGGGCGAACTGCTCCAGGTACGGCTCCGCGTCGGGCCGGTCGCGCACCTCGGCGGTGACGCCGTAGGGCACCACCCGCAGGTCGATGATCCGACCCGTGGCCGGGTCGGCGTCGGCGTCGGCTCGCACGTGCAGGTCGGCGACCTGGAACGTGCGGCGCAGCAGCTCGTCGGTCATGCGGACACCACCTCCAGGGCGGCTGGTGGGGCGGGCAGGTCGGGCGGCGCCGGCCCGGACGCGTTCGCGCCGGGCGGCTCATCGATCAGCGCCAGCGCCTCGCCCTCGGTCAGCGGCGGCAGATCCAGCACCGCCGCGCGGGTCTCGTCCACGGTCACCACGTTGGCGGCGAGCAGCGCCAGCCACACCTCGGACAGCGACTTGAGGTCGGGCCGCAGCAGCACCGTGGGGTCGAACTCCACCCAGTTGCCACGCGGTAGCCACACCGACAGCGCCGACTCCACGCGGCGCGCGACGGGGTACAGCTCGGTGCGCCACCAGGTGTCGAACAGCATCTCCGGGTTGGAGTAGTTCAGCCCCCCGCCTTGGTCCATGTTCAGCATGAACGCCGGCACGCCGAACGCGGCCGCGATCTGCTTGGCGTCCCACTCGCGCGACTCCAGCAGCAGCAGGTCGCGGGGGCTGAACGAGAACTGTTGCCAGGTCACGTCCGGCGGCAGCACGGCCGGGGCGCCGCCGCGCAGCCCGACCCGTGCCGACCACTGCGCCTGCAGCGCGGCGGCCTGGTCAGCGTCCAGCCGGCGCGAGGACTGCAGCACCGCCCACGGCACGCCGCCCTGGCTGTAGAAGTCTCGCGCGAACGACTCCGCGTAGAACGCGGCCTGCACGTTGGAGCTGTAGCTGGCCAGGGCGCTGGTGCCGCGCAGGTGGCCGTTCGGGTCGCGCGAGATCTGCAGCACGTCGCCGGGATCCAGGTCGATCTGCTGCACCCGGTAGCGGCGGCCGTCGCCGCGGTCGTCGGCGGTGACGGTCACCTGGGCCGGGTCCAGCACCGTGAACGCCCGCGGGTAGCCGGTCTCGTAGCGGCTGGTCACGAGCAGGAACGCGTCGCCCCAGCCGTACACGCTGGCGATCGCCGCGAACGTGGCGTCGGCGATGCCGTTGGGGAACCACACGGGGTCCGGGTTGGAGACCCACAGCGGCACGGGCGCGGTGCCGCGGAACCGCAGCGGCATCGCGGCGATCTGCTGGCACACGAGCTGCAGGCAGCGGGCGGCGGTGCCGACCCGCTCGGCCAGCTGCGGCGCGCCCCAGCCCGCGAACAGGCCCGCCAGGGCGGGATCGAACCCGGCCGGCAGGCTCAGCACCGACGGTGGCGGCGGTGCGGATCGTCCCAGCACACGATCCAGCAGACCCACGGCGCCGACTCTAGCAGGATCGTTCGGCCACCTAACGATCACCGGGCACCAACACGGTGCCCGGCCTTCACACAACCGTAATGGTAAATGCTTGCCACCCAGCAGGATCGGTGGTAAGATCTTTCCATGAACACCGACACGAACACCGCCCTGCAGCTCCGAACGGCCGTCGATCTCCTCGACGCCGGCCACGGCACCCGCTGGATCGTCGCGCTCCTGAGCGACGATGCCTACCAGCTCGCCACCCACCACTCCGAACTGCTCCACGGCGTCGGCCTCACCGGCCTGGTGGAGGACATCACCCGCGGCAACGCCGACCGCGAAGACCTGCGGGCCGCCCTCGTGGCGGCCCGGGAGGTGTCCTGAGGTGGACACCGCCACGTACACCACCGAGATCGACGGGCACACCTTCCACGCGACGGCTGCGCCCGGCCGCACCGCGCGCGAGCTGATCGTGGTCTACCGCGACGGCGAGCCGTGGGACAAGCGCGAGACCACCCGCGTCGGCAGCTACGACCGCGTGCACCTGCTGGGCGGCTTCACCTCCGACCCCGCCCACCTGGCGACCGAGTACAGCGGCCGGGTGCGGCCGGTCGGCTCGGGCGGCAAGTACGGCATCGTGCGCGGCTCGGTGCTGATCCAGCGCGAGCAGACCTCCCCGGGTCGCTTCCAGCCGGCGCCCAGCTTCAAGGACGGCACCGTGGAGCCGCGCTACCCGGCCACCGAGCCGGCCGAACTGACGCCGCTGGAGGAGGGGGAGCTGGCGGAGCTGATCCGCGCCAGGCTGGCGAGCGAGGAGCGGCACACGGCCGAGCTGGAGCGGCTGGCGCTGATCGCCGCGCAGACCCAGGCCGCGCTCGTGCAGGAGATCCAGGCGGCCGGCCAGGCCGGCCTCACGAACCGCGCGATCGCTCGCGCGTCGGGCCTCTCGCACCCGACCGTCGCGAAGATCCTGGGCGACCCGGCGAAGTACGGGGGTGGCCAGCCGGCGCGCTAGACTCGCCCGAGCTACCCGGCTTGGTAGCGGCTTCACTGCCATGGTCAACGGCCCGCCTCGGCGGGCCGTTGGTCGTCCTCGGCTAGTAGATCACCGGGGCGCCGTGGTCGGCCACCTGGCTGGCCGTCCACCAGGCGTTGCGGGCGGCGATCGCGGCGTCCACGAACCCGCCCACGTCCGGCCTGGCCAGCCGCAGCGACCCGTCCACGCCGTAGCGGGCGCGCAGCACCGCCATGTGCTGCGCGATCACCTCGGCGTGGTCGTGCGCCAGGCTGCCCTCCAGGATCGCCCGGTAGAACTCCATCGCGGAGGTGGCCTCGTTGTCCGAGCTGTGATCCCACGGTTCGATCGGCGCGCCCAGCTCGCGCAGCTCCGAGAACAGCGCCGGCCGGATCCGCTTGTTCGGCACGATCGTGCGCACCTCCCACTGCTCCATCGCCCGCTCCAGCCAGCCGCGCACGTCCTGATCCAGCGCGCCCTCGCCAGCCCAGCCGTGGAACACCGCGCCGTCCATCGTCGCGCCCGCGATCGCGACCGCCCGCTGGAAGGTTCCTTCCACCGCCAGCACCACCTCGGCGCCGTCCGGCGGTGGCGGCTGGAACGGGCACGCCTGCCAGGCGCCGTCCGGCAGCCATGCTGCGGTCTGATCAGTCCACAGCCCCAGGTGGTAGGTGCGGAACTCGCGCTCCGACAGCAGCCCCACCTGCACGCCCAGCGCGGCCTCGGTCAGGAACCCGGCGCGCAGCGCCGGGTTCGCCTGCCGCCACGCCCGCCGGTCGGTGGTGGCGGCGCCCGGGTGCGCTGCCCACTCGCGGTAGGTGACGCCGGCCGGCAGCTCGCCGTCCATGCTGGCGGCGCGCAGCCGCTGCAGGATGTTCGGATCGAACCCGGGCGTGCCGATCCCGACCAGCCGCGCGTCGGGCCGCTTGCCCAGCCGCGCGATCAGCGACTCCACGGTCTCGTCGTGCGCGAACCCGATCTCATCGATGATCGCGAGCGAGAAGTTCAGGCCCTGCACGGCCGTCAGCTTGGCCGGGTGGGCCTGCAGCTTGGAGCCGGTCGGGCGGTACTCCAGCAGCTGCTCGCGGCTGTGCCAGCGGCAGCGGTCGGCGAGCACGGGCGACGCCTCCACCATCCGCATCGCGGCCTCCACCAGGAACCCGGCCTGCTCCTGCTTGGTGGCCACCACGTCCACCTCCACGTAGTCGTCGCCGCGGCACAGCCGCTCCAGCGCGACCGCCGCCAAGAACGTGGTCTTGCCGTTCGCGGCGGGCAGCGACACGAACGTGGCCAGGTGGTCGTAGATCGCGCGCAGCAGCTCGCGCTGGAACCCGGCGATCCGCAGCGGATGGCCGGCGCCGGCCCCCGTCGGCACCACCACGTACTCCGCCAGGAACCGCTCAGCGCGCCGCGCCTCGGAGCTGTGCCGCCAGCCGTGCCAGGGCGGCAGTTCGATCAGCCGCAGCGGCCGCTGGGCGCCCTTGAACACCAGCGATCCGTGGGCTGGGCCGGGTGCCGGCTCAGCCATCGGACCGGATCGCGCCGGGCCACGATCGGGGCCGGCCGCCGCCGGCCCGATCGGGCCTCGCGCGGTGTGTTCCCGGCGATCTCCCGAC